CAGTTCTGGAATATGGTAACTTTAGTTTGTCGAAAAGTGTGGCAATACTTCTTGCTGCCATTAGCTGAATATCTATGTTACTTTCTTTTTTTATTTGTGACAGTAACATCTCTTCTTGCAGTTGTAGGTCTTGTTTCACTCTATGAGCTTTTTCAACGTCCACTCTCACGCCAAGAAATCTCATGTCAACCAAACAAGGAAACAGATCAGTTTCTAAATTAAATATATCTTGTAAGTTATCTTCAACAATTATTTTTTTACATTTGTGCCAAAGTTCTAAAGTTAATTCAGCGTCTTTTTCAGCGTATGTTCCAACTTCCATGGCTGGTAGTCTCCACATATCTGCTTTTGGATCTAGTCCTCTTTCTTTTGCAGCTTGAATTAGTTTAGCTTCATTTTTTCCTTTTGATAAATGATGCCAAGACAAAGTATTTAGTGTGTATGAAAATCTATTCTCATCAATTAGTGATGATGCAATCATAGTGTCTACTACTAAACCGTTGATATTTATACCTAATTTACGTATCCAACATACGTCATACATTGCGTTGTGAAATATTTTTGTAGCAGGAGATGCACATACATCTTTAAACCATTCTATAGTTTTTTTCCTATTCATGTTAGGTCCATTCTCATGTGCAATGGGAAAGTATCCTTTGTACCCTTCTACAGCTACAGCAAAACCTACAATCTCACCTTTACCAATTACAGACCCCGAACCTTTTGTTTTTAATTCTGGATCTCTTGTTTCTAAGTCAATTGCAATCTCAGGGTAAGATCTAAGATCAGGGTATTCTGTTGGCATTAGCCATTCTGTGTCTGGTAGTATCATAATTTTGGCTCGTATATATGTTTTTCTTTTATAATTTTATTTAATTTATCTTTGTTGCTAAATGCATACAAAGCCGCATTGTAATCATGTGGAAATATTTCCCAATCAACTAAACTAGGATAGATTTCTAAATGAAATTTATGTTTAGCAACTACAATATCTTTTTCTATTCTATTTCTTTTTGGCATCTTCCATATCTTTCAAGTGTTCTATTTCTAGATCACAATAGTGTTTTATTTTTTGTAAATCTTCTATTGCTTTACCTTTAAATAAATATCTACAAACATATTTAATTACGTTTGCTTGAAATGGATTTAAAGCATTTTTTCTAATAAAAGTCCACGGTTGAATAAAAAACTGCTTATAGTGGGACCCTCCTATTTGTTTGTCTTGAGGAAATGTTTCGTTAAATATATCTTTATTTGTCATAGTTTGTACTCATTCTTTTTTAATTTTCCTTTTAGTTTATATAAATTATTACGTGCTCTAGTAACTGCTACATACCAAACACGATGTTCTTCATCTGCCTTGTCTAAATTTTTTCTCATAGATTTTTTTATCTTTGGACTAAGATCTAAACAAAGAATTACATTGTCTTCTTCTCCTCCTTTTATTGCGTGTATCGTTGATATCCATATTCTTGCATTATCGTTTAAATTTTCACCGTTAGTAATCATGTTTCTTATGTAATTTTTTTCATCTTCTTTAGCTTTTTTAAAAGCGTCAAACCAATCTATGCTTTTATCTTGTGGTTCTTCACCAATAAAACTAATTATATCTTTCATATCTTTTTCTTCTACATCTGCACCTGATTGCCACTCTGTGTAATTTAAAGCTGCCTTATATAATGTAACTCTAAAACTTTTACCTTTGTTACTTTCAAAGTACAAATTTCTTTTTATTAATTCATCTTTTATTTTAGACAATTTTCTTATAGTCCTAGTTAATATTAACCACTTACCTTTTGTTAAATCTATTTGGTCTAAGTTATTAATACGTTGACACTCACCTTCAAAATCTCTCGGTAAATAATTTTTAGTTTTTCTTAAACCCATAATATTTTCTATTGGAATTTGAGATTGTTCTTGCACAGCTTTTGAAATCCTTTTTGAATATTTTAATACTTTCTCTTTTGCAGGTTCATTTATAAATCTATCTACATCTGCTCCTGCCCAAGCAAATATTGCTTGGTCATCATCTCCTGCTAAATAAATATCTTTTGTATTTTGTTTTAGTTTATCAAACAACTGCCATTGCAATGGTGACAAGTCTTGAGCTTCATCTATAAATATTACATCAAACAAAGGTAAATCATTTTTCTTAACAACTTTCTTTATCATGTCATTAAAATCTAAAAGACCAGTTTTCTTTTTATATATTTTTAAATTAGTATCTATGTATTTTAAAGTTCCCCACCTTATTTCTTTTGAATCATGTTCATTTTTATCAAATTGTTTTCTTATATTTATACCTCTGTTCATTGCTCTACCAATCAATTGAAAATATGGATTGTCACAATGTAAATAATTTATTTCTTCTTTATTGTATTTGTCTTGATACTTAACTTTTATATTTAATTTTTTTCCAAGATCTTCGTAATGGTATGGTTGCATAATATTTTCCTCACTTAAACCTAGTTGATGGTATGCAAATGAATGTAATGTTTGAAAAAATGGTATTTTATCATCATCGACCGGCATTCGTTTTCTAGCTTCTTTAGCCGCTTTTTTAGTAAAAGCAAAATAACCTATCTTATGACTAGGCGTTCCTATTCTCATATAAGCTTTTGCTCTACTAATTAATCTATGTGTCTTACCTGTGCCTGGAGGTCCGTAAAATTTATAAATCATACTATCTCGTCTTCGCTTTCCATTTCTTTTTCTTCTTCTATATCCTCTTCTTTTTCAAATTTATATAATGGTATTTGTACACAACCTCTGACCCCTGGCCATGGTTTTCCATCTTTGTCCTTACCTGGATATCTTTTTCTAAGATCAAATTGAACTTCTTCGTCTCTTTCTTTTTCTCCTTTTTTAACTTCAAATATTTTTCCAATCATATGTGAAGTTCTTGATATATCTTTTTTCCATTCCCTTTCTTTTATAAAATCAAAAAACTCATCGTAAACAAAATATGCATATTCTTTATCTTTAAGAACATTGCCAGATTTAAAACTATTGTACCCTGTTGCTTGAGGCCCGTTTATATATTCCTCTAAATGTTTCTTTAATATTTCAAGAGGTCTAGTTCCTTGTGCAGGTTGAATTACATCTATCTTACTAAACAAAGCTTGTTGTATTTCATAGAACTCCATAGCTTTAATAGGAGGTGGGACCATATCTGCTTGTGCCATGATCAGCCCTCTTAGTTCTCTTTGATCTTTTATTTTATTTACATCCTTTGCATGCACAGGAACAGATTCACCGTCTGCTCTTTCTACTGTAAAATAAAATTCAGGGTCGGGTTTAAAATCTATTTTTTGTAAACCTGTCAGCGCAGGCCAAGATACTTTCTTATCAGAAGCAATACCAAATTTTCTTTTTACACATTCTGATTTTATACAGACACTATTGATAGGATCTTCTTTACAAGTATGTCCTTTTGTTTCCTTGTCCCAACCAGTTATTTTTTTCTTAACATGATCATCTGTCCAGTTTGAATCAAAGTCAAAATAATTTCTAGCTGCTTGTAAAATTTTACTTTTCCAATTGTCTGGATATTTCTTTTTAGCAAAGACCATGTAGTTGTATAAGAATCTGTCTCTACCATCATTCATTTTTTCTTTAGATAATATTTCTAAACAAGGTGGGCCATCTTTAAATTCTTCTGCACCACCTGTAAGTTCTGATTGTATTATTTTTTCTTGAATACTTCTTAATTCTTTGCTTGTAGTTTTGTTTAAATAAATACAATTTAAAAAAGTTTCAAAGTCCATCTCTGTGCCATCAGGTTTGATTGCAGTTCTTTCAGACTTATTAAAATATGGAAGATTTATAAAGTTACCATTTATTTTTTCGCCATCTGTATTAGATCCCAACTTAGTTTGTTTAGGAAATATTTCTGTTGTAATAGGTAGTTTAAATAAAAATAAAACTTGTTCTAAAAATTCTTTTATCTCTGTTGCTTTTACAGGTTCTTTTGTAAATATGTATAGATGCAGACCGCCACTTTTTGATTTAATAGGAATTAATGGTAACTCTTTTTGTTGTATAACGTCTAAATAATTTTTTAAATTTAATTGTCCATATACAGGAGGATCAATATCTATTGCACCAAATCTTGCAAAACCATTATCATCACAAGGTTGAATACCAATAGATTTTTTTCCATGTAAGTGAAGTCTATAATCATCGTCAGTAATTTCTTTTGAGGACCAACCATAATCACCAGGATTAAATTTTATTTTTCCTGATGCCGGATCCTTGTAGCCTTTATCAATATTACAGTATCCGTAATTTCTTTTTAATCCTGTAAAGTGTTCTATAAAATCTTTCATATAATAATTAAGGGCGCCTCCACTCTCGCTTCAGCGCCCTTTGTTGCAACTATTCCCATAGGGAATTAGACTATGTCAGCAGTTTTTTCTGCCTTTTCATATTTTGGTTTAGCAGAACCTTTTGCTACAGTTTTCTGTAGCTCTTGCGCTGCAATGTATAAAGTTGCATCTTCAGCTTTAGACATATCTAACATCCTAACTTTAGATGGCTTATACACATGCCAACTTTTACTGCCTGCAGTTTTGCCAACTGTTTTTAAGTTGAACATCGCTGCATATGCTGCAGGTTGGAATGTACCTTTTGAATCTGTCATTCTTAAATTAGTGATCAGATTATTAAGTTCCCTCGCCGGTGATAAATTCGACGAACGCATTGGAATTACAGCTGGTCTAGACTCATCGCCTGACACAACAATAACATAGAAGTATGCAGTCTTTTCTACATAATTACCATTGGGTAATCTGTATCGACCATTTCTTTCTTCTACTGCATCTGCAGGTATTTGCATATGCGTTCCAACTGGTGCTGATGCACTGTCACCTCTTTCTTGCCACTCAGGATATCTAGTTTGAGCATGAGCAACGACAATGTCGATACCTTTGCTTTCACCATCAATTAGTTGACCAAGAGAGGATGCGTAGATCATTCCTGGTTTAGAACCCTCTACATACTTTGCATCTCTTTCATTGCACTCAGGAGACAATTGATGAAGAATTTTTAAGATCGGTGTGGAGATATCTTCCGACTTAATTTCTTCAGCTCCTTTTCTTGAGTCGTCTCTAAGATTAACTACAGCTAGAGACCCGCCGTTTGCTTGTTTGACCATATCAGTCATAGTACCCTCCTATTGGGTTATTGGTTTGTTGATTTATTTTTTACCTTTTATTTTTGTTTGATTACCATCAAACGTCCAAAATAGATCCTTAGGAATTTCATTACCTTTAGCTTTGAATTCCTCCATCACTACTTTGAGGGTCGAAGGATGAACCGATTCTTTTTGAGAAGGTTCAAAACCTTGACCCTTTGCAAGGGTAGCATAAGCCATTGCCTTGTTTTCTTCGCCACGACCAAAGGTAACAGTGATATCGTTTTTAACAATATCACCAAGGCCGTTATCTCGAAGCCAGTTATACGCTTCAGCTTTTTTATCAGCTTTTATTGTAGCGCTAAAAATTTTTTTAATTGATATCTCAGAACCATCTTTATGTTTTACTGTAGATAAATTCATGTCTTCCATAATTTTTGGAATGACAACATTTGATTGAACTTTTTCTTGTTCTTTAAGTTCCTTTACCTTTGATTCTGCTGCAGAGATTTCAGATTGAATAGATTTTAATTTTTCTATTTCTTCCGAAAGTTTAGTTGGATCAATAACATCACTTTGATCCGGAGCGTCTTGTCGTAAATCGATATTCATTTGCTTTCCTATATTGTTTTATTAGTTTAAATTATAATCGCACTAATAGATATAAGGAAATATTTTTTTATGTCAACTATTTTTGATGAATATTTATTTCTATTGGGTAATAAGTTTTTTCTTGACGATCCCATTTTAATAATTTGTATCTACCATTAGTTGTATCTGCTACAATTGAACATACAACACCTATGATTGCAGGATCTCCAGATAATAAAAGATAATCATCTGGCGTGTAGTTCTTTAGAAGCGTTCTAAGTTTGTGAATTAAAGGACCTGGTGATAAAATCATTTGTGAAAATTCTGGTAATAAAGTTATAATTTCACCATATTTTTGTGCACCTAAAATATTGTATTTAGGTTCCCCTTTTGAAGAACCTGGTATTTCTTGTATTAAATAAACTTTCGATAAAGTTTTATCGTTATCTACGTAATAAAGTTTATTGTTATGTGATTTTATTTTTGACATTGACTTTTTACTTTCAGGTCTATATATAGAATTTTAGAAAGAAAAGTAAAGTATGTTTTATAAATTTAAGACAAAGCCGTATCAGCATCAGCTTGATACTTTAAAAGAATCTTGGGACAAAGAAAACTTTGCCTATTTTATGGAAATGGGTACAGGTAAATCTAAGGTCCTATTGGATAATGCAGCCATGTTGTATGATAAAGGCCTTATAAATGGGCTGTTATTGATTGCTCCAAAAGGTGTATACAAAAACTGGTATGACTCAGAAATACCTACACACTTACCAGATCATATTGAAAAAAAAGTAGTTCTTTGGAAGACATCTGACAAATCCAAAAAGCAACAATTGCTTTTAAATACCATGTTTGAAACCGGTACAGACTTTCATATTTTAATTATGAACGTTGAAGCTTTTTCATCAGGTGACGGAGTAAACTTTGCAAAAAAATTTTTAATGGCTCACAAAGGAATGATTGCAATCGATGAGTCTACTACAATTAAAACACCAACAACAAATAGAACTAAAAGTATTTTATCATTACGTGAGCTTGTTAAGTATAGAAGAATATTAACAGGTTCTCCAGTAACCAAATCACCTCTTGATTTATATAGTCAATGTGAGTTTCTTGATCCATGGCTTCTAGGTCATCAATCTTACTACACGTTCAAAGCCAAGTACGCTGTCACTAGAAAGATAGAAGTACAGGGCCGACGTGTAGAGATTGTTGTTGGTTATAGAAATTTAGGTGAGCTATCAGAAAAAATAAAACCTTTTTCAAAAAGAATATTGAAAGAAGATTGTTTGGACTTGCCTGCAAAGTCTTTCATCAAACATACTGTTGAACTTACTAAAGAACAGAAAAAAGTTTATCAACAAATGAAACAAGAAGCGATTGCGTTCTTAGATGGTAAGATGCAATCTACAGCTACGATCATGACTCAGTTAATGAGACTCCATCAAATAACTTGTGGTCACTTCACTGCAGATGATGGAACTATAAAAGATTTACCGTGTAGTCGTCTAACAGAACTCATGAGTATATTAGAGAACGTTGAAGGCAAAGCCATTATCTGGTCTCACTATACTCATGACGTAAAAAGAATTATTGCAAAGATAAAAGAAGTGTATGGAGAAGACTCTGTTGTAGATTATTTTGGTGAAACAGACCAAGATCAAAGGTCAATTAATATAAAGAAATTTCAAACTGATAACAAGTGTAGATTTTTTGTAGGAACCACACATACGGGCGGTTATGGTATCACATTGACTGCTGGTAGTACAATGATTTATTTTTCAAACGGTTATGATTTAGAGAAGAGACAACAATCAGAAGCTCGTATTGATCGTATAGGTCAAACACAAAAAATGACCTACATAGATATTATGTCTCAAGATACAATTGATGAAAGAATTGTAAAAGCTTTACGTAGTAAAGTTAATATTGCAAATACAATTATGGGTGAAGATCTAAAAGACTGGATTTAAAATAAAAAACCCTTATCAAATATCTTCTCCAATAATAGAAGTGCAACGGCCCCCACCGTCGCCAATAATGCCCAATAGATTTTATCTATCTTACCGCCCAAATCGTGAATACCATCATGCATATGTTTCATGTCTTTTCTAATACCGGTTATATATCCATAGATAGATATTAAATGTTCTCTTGTGCTTTTAGGCCTGAGTTTATCTCCGTTAGGCATTATACTAATCCTCTGTCTCTTAATCTAATCATCTTCTCCTCTTCAGATAAATAAGCATTTTCTGCAGGTGTTAACCCTTGATACATTGTGCCCCCTGGTCCCTGTTTCTGTAACACTTGAGCATTAGGCATTGGTTGTGGTGGTAATGGTGGTGTTTGTACTTCAGGTAACAGATAATCATTTAGATCAATACCTACTTGATCAATCTCTTCTAAATTAGGTGTATATGCTAATCCACCTTTTGAAAATCTTTGAGGCTCTATATTTTTTTGAAATGAACCATCAAGTTTTAATCTTCGCATATCTAATTGCATTCTTAATAAAGAAGGAAGAGCTATAGTAAATGAATCTGAAGTTCCAAGATTTTGTGCAATCTCTCTAAATCTAGCTCTAATATCATCAGAAGGAACGTAAGGATCATATTTTCCAATTCTTAAATTATTAAAATTAGATACTGAAAGTTGTCTATCAGAAAATTCATTTTGTAGATTATTTCTACTTACACCTAAAATTTCTGCTGCATTTATATTTTTATGCATTTCTTTTTGAACATCAAATCTTGCTTTACTAGATTCATAATATCTAGTAATAATATCATTTGGTTCTATTGGACCTCCTCTTAATAATCCAAACGCACCTCCGGTAAATTCTCTTCTAGCATTTCTAATACCTTTTTGATATTCTTGAATTTTAAATCCCATCGCTCTTAAAGGGTCTACATCAATAGGTCTAAAACCAATAAATCCTGCTATTTGATCGTTTAGTTCTAATATCTTACCTGTTTTCGTAGGTGTCTCTGTAGCTGCTTGAGCTATTCTTATGTATTGTTTGTATGAAGGTGCTAACGCTTCCATTAAATGTCTGAACTTAATTGACATTCTGTCGCCTAAAGGTGTCTGTTCTGTATATAAAACTCTACCATCTCTGGTTCTACCACCTCTACCAGGTAATAGTGGAAATAAATCTATGTCTGCAGCAGCCTCTGTCCAAATAGATTCATCAATAAACGGTGCAGCAATTTCTGTGACTGCTTCATCAGCTCCTGTTATAAATCCTTTTAGAATTGTATCTCCATCTTTTGTAGCGGCCATGATTTCGTTTGCCATTGTTCTAAAAGGTCTACCGATTAAATCATACGCATTTGAGTGACTAAAATCTATATATTTTAAATCTCCTGTATCTTCGTCTCTGATAGGGATTAAAGTTGAATTTCTTGACCACTCAGGAACGAATTGTCTTAACGCTTGTATCTCATCATCAGTTACATTGTACAAAGCTTTAGCTCCTTCTACAGCCATTGCTGGGACAGCGTTTAAAGTAAAAGCCATACCTGCAGCTCTAGTTGCGCCAATGCTATACATTGGATTATTATTTTTAACAAAACCTTTACCTTCTATGTAAACCATTGGTGATATATCACTTCCTCTAATTATTTCTCCTGGACCAGGTAGGTGTTTTAATTCTTTAATTGCCTGTTGACCAATGTTTACAGTAGATCTAATCATTTCAGATGGAAATGACATAAAGTTACCAACCGGTAATAATCTTGCAGTTCTTACAACGTCTCCAACATAAGCGTAATTAGGGACAGTATTTCTAACAATTGCTGCGGCTTCTTCTTTTAATTGTTTTACAAATTGTTCATCATCAACGTTTAATTTTACATTTCTTCTTGTTGCATCTTTTACATAAGCATTTCTTCTTCTTTCTAATTCAACAAAATAGTTTGTAATTTTCCAAAAGTCATCCTCCGCTGTATATTTACCTTGTAAGTATTCAGGAACTTTTTTTAATTTAGAAAGCATTGGGTTTAACACAGAATCTAAATCAGATATTTTATCTCCAAATTGAACATCTTTCATTAAAGCTCTAAGATCTCCAATCTGTACCTGTGAGTTTACAACACCTAATTCTAATAATTCTCTATATGCATTTTCAAAGTCTACATCTTTAAATCTTGTATTTTTTAAATTACCTACACCAGATATTTGCCAACCTTTTCTAAATGCATCTCCTAACATTTTTGGATTTCTAAAACCTTGAAATAATATTCCATTTGCTGCAGCAAATGCACCAGCACTAATAATGTTACGTAAGTGTGTAGGTATTGAAAACACTGTTTTAGCTAACTGTGAAGTTGCTTTTGGAAATAATAATAAATTTCTATACATAAAGCTTGCACCTTTTTCAGCAGCTGTCGCACCTTCTCTACCTCTTACTGCAGCTGTAAAATACCCTTCTGTTAAACTATTTGCTTTCTCTAATGCTTCTGCAATAGGTTTAGTTGTAAATTTACCCATTAATGGATTTGCAATATCACCTGATTTAAATGTTGAAAGACCTGCTAACTTATCTCCTTTTCCTATTTCTACTATTTCAACCACACCATTCGTAGCTGCTCTTGCTTCTTCTTTTGTTTTCCAAAAACTACCAACACCTCCTTGTGATTGAATTATATCATTTTCATCAATCATTTGTTTCATCATTGCACTGTGTCTAGCCATACCTGATAATTCAGTAATTGCGTTAAATATAGAGTATCTAGGATCTTTCATTTCACCCAAAAGTTTTCTTATTTCTTTTGCAGGTCCGTTAGTTTCATCAATTATATTTTTTATAAATTTTTCATCTTTACCAAAACCTTCTAAGGTTTTTTTAATATAAGAAGGATCCGGTAGACCTTTTGCAGACTTTTTAGCTTTTATTCCATCTTCTAAAATTTTATCTACAATATCTCTTGCTTGTTGACGGTAGACATCTACGTTTGAATTACCCGCTGCATCTGCTAATTGTTTTTGAAAAAAAGCTGTAGCTCCTTCTTTTACATCTTCAGTTGGTTTATATCTGCCAAACAAACCTAAAAAAGGTGCATCTTCAAATATTTTATATGTGTTAGATACAGAAGCTTTTATTCTTTCTTGTAAAATATCTTTTAGTTCTCCAGGATTATATTTATTTGTAGTCTTAATTAAACTGCCTATAGTTTCTCTTGCATCATCTATAGTGTCTACAAGATTTCCAATTGTTTCATCACTAAGACCTTTTTGTTTTAATGACTTTTGGAACACCGCTGTATCAGCGAGTTTAGTTAAATCTCCATCTAATATTAATTCATTTATTTTTTTGTAAAAAGTTTCTTTTTCTTCTTTACCTAAAGATCTATCTAAAGCTTTCTGCATTTCAGGAAATGCTTTTTGAACACTTCTATCTAAACGTTTAACCAGTTCAGTTGCTTTATTCATATCAGCAGATCTAAAACCTTCCATAACTCTTTGTGAACCAAACAACGCTTTTGTTAATGGTCCTTCAGGTGTAAAGGCTTCTGCAAATTTATTTAAATATCTTTCAAACCTATTATTACTGTATGCAAGTTCTTTTCCTCTTTGTGCTAAAGCTTTCGCACTCTTACCTACAGCGCCTACAATAGGTGTAAACAATAATGACTCACTACTAAACTTAAATCTATTTAATAATTTTCTTGTAGCGTCTTCTCTTCCTTCAGTCTCGTAAGTATCGAGTTGTGTAGGTCCTCTGTCAAATAAATCACCAAACGTCCCTATTTCTTCTACGTCTGCAACAAAAAATTCTCCTGCAGCTCCTCCTATTGCACCTACTGCAAATCTTTTTGTTTTTTCCGCTTGGTTTAATTTGTATGCTTGCTCTGCACCTTTAACTAATTTTTTATTACCTGATTGAACAATATTATTTTTAGCTTTGTTTTGAAAATATTTGGTAGCTAATTTACTACCTACCTTAAAACCATACGCACCAGGTACACCAATAGAAGTTAATGCTTCTGTTAATTTACCTATACCTCTTTGTTCAGCTAATTCTTCAAAAGGATTTAATTTATCAAAAAATATTTCTACTTGTGCGGCTGTATTTGTATCAAGACCTAAATCAATTAATTCTGCGCCTAGTGAAAATACACCTTCAGGAACTTTTATAAGACCTGACGCAATACCTGATAAACCTGAAGTATACCAAGATACTTCACTATTCTCTTCTTCCGAAAAGATTGGAGTAAATTCTGCCATTCACCCTCCTTTAAATATCCCCAATCAAACTCGACGATGGTATAGTAGAGAAACTCTCAGCTTGATCCTTAAATCTTTTTGTCTTTTGTTTTTCTGCTTCTATAGTTCCCGGAAACGCACTAAAAGGATTATCTGGTTTAAACTTAGGTCCTTCTTTTTCTTTGTTTTCAGTGTCTTTTTTATCTTCTTTTAAATCTTTTTCAGGGATTTCCTCTATACTATTGTATGTAATTTTGCCTTCTTTAGTAATTTTGTGATATTTGTCTGCAAACGGATCATAAACTATTTTACCAACAAAATCTTTTATTGCTTTTTTGTTTCTATCTGCTTGTTTCGGATCATTTATATCAAAAGTAAGAACTCCTCCAATTCTTTCACCGCCAACTTTTTTATACAATGTATCAGACATAGTCATTTTAAAATTAGTAGCTCTTTTTGCAACATCTGGTTGGCCAGGATAAATAGTTAAATCATCTTTTAAAATTGATGCTCTAACAGCTTCATCTGTTTCATCAGGTTCATTATCTGCTTTAAATTTTTCTAATTTTAATTGACCTTCATATTGTTTATCTATTTTTTCTAATGCTAGTTTTCTATTAGCACCTAATTCAGTTATTAAATTTTCTCTTTCGGCATCCGTTAATTCTTTGTTTGCGTATATTTTATTTTGTAATTCTTTTGCTTTATTAATTACATCTGTTTTAGCTAATTCTAATTTGTTTTCAATTTCCATAGCCATTTTATCTTGGTCTTCTTTTGTTTCTATTGCTTTACCAGCTGCTTGAAGTTTTATGCCTCTTAAAAATTTATCCTCTGCTGCTTTTTCTCTTATCATAGCTTGTAAAGGTTTTTCGGCTGCTCCTACAACATTTCCAATAAGACTACCACCACCTGTTTTGTTAGCTAATGCTGGACCGTACTGTAATAAAAAAGTTGTAAGAGGATCATATCCTCCTCTATCTCCTGCTGCTTCAAGTAAAGAAGCTGAATACTGTTCTCTTAAATCTTCTAAAGATTGATTTGATCCCCTTTTAAATGTAGGAACTGCAAAATCAAAATCGTATCCAAGTTCTTCAGATGATCTAGCTCCTTGACCAAAATCACCGCCAAAACCAAGATCTGTAGGATAAGTTCCAACATTATAGTTTTGTCTATCCTGAATACCAGACATGATACCATTCATATTGGTACCACCACCTTTTCTAAACATTGGTCTTCTAAGTACTTTACTCATTAAAACGCTCTATATATTCCTGCTAGTGTTGCACCTAAACCTAAAGCAGATTGTAATGGGCTAGGTGAAGGAGCAGTTTGTGTTTGTGTTCCTCCAGGGTATCCTGAGATTAGACCCATGATGCCTGTTCCTAAAGTCTGTGCCGCTGTAATTGGTTGCATTAACTGTTGTTGTGCCAGTTGTTGTTGAGCACCTAGTTGAGCTTGTCTTTGTGCTTGTAGGCCCGCACCCATAGTTTGTAATCCTGCAACATCCTGTCCTCTTAATCCAGGAACCTGACTTGCTAAACCAGTTTGAAATTGTCCTAAACCTAATCTTTGAGTAGCTAAACCTGCTTGTTGAACACCCACTCCCATTCTTTGTTGTTGTGCTGTTTGTGCTAGTTGTTGTGCTTGTCCAAAACCTTGTTGTAATAATTGTGCTTGTAATGCTGCTCTGTTTCTATCTGATGCTGATTGAAACTCTGCTCTTTCAACACCTTCTCTTCCACCACCAAATGCACCTGATGCAATTGCTCTTTCTGCAATACCTGTTAAACCTCTTTGTGCTTGAAGATCAAATTCATCTAACGTAGCTTTAATTACATCTTGTTGATATGGAGACATGAATTGTTGATAAGCTTGTGGTCCAATCATACCTCTTGCTGCAGCGATATCTCCTGCTGCTGTACCTAATCCTGCCTCTGCTGTTCCAGCTAATCTTTGAGCCTCTTGTATAAAAGGTTGATAACCTCCAATACCTGCTTCTAATTCTTTAACAGCTCTTTGTTGTAAAGGATCTATGCCTGCAACAAACTGTGGTCCATAAACTTTTGATAAGTCAGCGCCTTTGAAACCACCTACAGCTTGTTGTAGTTCTGTAATATATGGTTTAGCTGCTGCTTCTATAAACTCTGGTGGTTGTTGTATCTGTGTAATTACTTCTGCCATTATACTCTTCCGCCTTTTTCTAACATTTTCATTTGATCGTATAGTCTTTGAGCGCCTTTATTGACGTTGCCATCTCCCATACCTCGGACAGCATCTGCAGTGAATACAAATTCATTGTTTGATAACATCGCAGGGATGTCATCTGCCTTCTCTTTTATACCAACTGGAGGAATAAATCCACCACTTTCTCGCAAGTCTAGCTCTTTAACACCGGCTTGATTGACCCTTTGTGGTAGGCCCATGATGCCTGAAGCCTGGTCCACGATCTGATCGGTGCCTCTAGCATACTTTATTCTGCCACCGTCAGCTTTTTTTATAGGCACTTTTGCTCCACCATATTTAATAAAATTAATACGGTCTTGGATCATATCGTCAGATGCACCAGTTATCGATTTTATAGTACTCATATCCATACCTCTTTTTAACATGTCTTCTATCATGGCCATTTGTTTTTGATCTACCATTTGTTGAGTTACTGCCTCATCTGCTGATGGTTTTGTTCCATCTGAGTAACCTATTCTACCACCATCAGCTTTATTTTTTCTATATTTAGCCATTTCTTGTCTAATTAAATTATCAGCTTCTTTTAAATCTATATTAAAGTTCTCCATCATTTGACTTCTTTTAGGCATAACATAGTTTTCAAAGATAAATTTTCTTGAAGTCATGTCTTCATCTTCTCCTAATGTGCCCATAATAACTTTAGCTATTTCAGCTGCAGCCATATTAGGTGCATTCTCTGGTATTGGATTTGATGTTGTAGTATCTACTCTTAAACCTTTTGGTAGATCTTTAGGATCGTTCATGCCTTCAGCAAACCCTGCTCTACCACCAATTGACATTAATCCTCTAGACATATCTTTACTGTACTCTGATAAATCAGATTTAATTTGTGCTTCTAATCCGTCAGGATCATTTTCAAAAGTTCCAAGATCATTGTACGCTGTTCTTAATTTTGTCTCTAATGCTGCAATGTTTCTACCTTCTTTAATATCTTGTTCTTCATCTTCATCAAGACCACCTAAAACAGTTCCTAACAAACTTCCTGCTGCTCCTACTTTTAAAGTTTTACCAAGTGTTTTTTCTCCAGATAAACCAGATAAAAATTTAGGTAATTTAAAACCACCGCCTCCTCCTAAAAAAGCTAACGGACCTTTACCAGCTAATCCAAAACCACCGGCTGTTAACAATGCAGCTTTACCAAAATCAGATTTAAGAATGCCTGTAATACCTTTAGCAACACCTTTTACAGCTTTTTTAAGACCACCTAATAATGCTCCTTGTCTGGGTGCAACTTCCATAATTCCACCTCCCATTCTTAACTGTCTTTTCATTAATGATCTAGATATTGGCATAATCTCCTATCTTATTTTGTTTTTCCAAATAAATCAAGACTAGGCATAATGACTTTCACATCTCTTCTGATGTCTTTTTCAGGCACTCCTTTTTTCTTCCATTCTTCATCATTCTTGTACACCTTACCTGTCTTTAAATTACTTATTGTTTCTATTATCTTTTCTGGTTTTATTACTTGCATTACGTTACTACCTCTCTAGGTTTTACCTCTAATATTGATGCTACTACATGTAATTCGTTAGCATCAGCAGCTTGTGCTTTTAAAGCTTCACTTTCTTTTAATACTAAAGGTTGAGTTAATAATTCTACCGTTGTGTTTGATCCAACAGCTTTAGCTTTAAA